GTGAGTGATGGGGCTATATACGGCGACTTGTAGGTTTTTGATAAGAAAGGCAGTGGCCTTTGTAGCCTCGGCTTCGCGGGCGTTTCTTACATCCGCTTCCGGATGGGTGTACGGACAGGCAAGGTAAGCGATCATGCTTAAAGACTCCTTTTTTGATGTTGGCAATAGATGCAGGTATATATGGTCTGGCCGCCGACCCTTTCCCGATCATATTCATGGATACAAGGCGTCCCATCCCGGCGGATAAAGACGCTCCCAGTCGCCTCACAATTATTACAGTTTACTTCCTCCCCATGATACAACGTCGAACCATGGCCTTTGCAAACCGGACAAGCTGCATGTCCGGCGAGATGCTTTTTCTTAGGCATTTTGCCCTCCTTGTGCTTGTAACAATTTCAAGTTAATACACTCAAGAAGAAACCGTTGCCATGCGCCGAACGGAACCCGCCCTTCCAAGTCCGACCATAAAATAAGGTCAACACGGGCTACAAGATCTTCCGGCAAGCATACAGTTTTTTCAATACTTTTAGTGATGTTCTTCGGGCGCGGCATTGGAGGATACCTCAAAGCTAAGGTTAAGTTGAATGGGTTTTATATCTTTTTTCGGGCTTACGCGATGGAGCATTATTGTCGGGGCGAGGTCGAACGGGAGGCAATGCAGGCAAAATGGGACTTGATGCTCGATGAAATAACTGGCGGATAAAACTTTCGGGCGTTCTTCCACCCGCATCCAGCGTTGCGGCTTTCCTTCCGCCGGGGCGGTGTAGGACTGAAGTTCTACGAAATGGGAGAAAAGGAGGGCCGACTTGCCGCAGGCGCAATCGTTACGGGCAAAGACTGCATGGGATGATTGGGTTTTCCAGCAAGGGCCGGAAGGAATGTCAAGTGGCGGAAGGTCACCCGCATAACTTCCTGTGCGCCGATTGGCGGCTTTACGCTTTTCGTGGGCGGCAACACTTTCCGTCAACAACACATCCAGATCAATAAGATCATCGTCAGCATAGTCGTCAACCTCCGTTTCGTTTGCTTCGTCCAGCTCGGTGTCTAAAGAAATTTCTTGAAGTTCTGCCTGCGTGGGTTCTTGTAACATTGTGCGCCTCCAACGTTTAAGTGAAATGGTAGGGGATTGCCCCCGTTTGATGTATAATGATTAGACCATATTCCGTGGGGTTTGTCAATGCAGTTTTGAAAAATAATTCGGCGGGATTATGCCAGAGTAATCCGGCGGAAATACAAACCCCCTGTAGCCAACCGGAGGCGCCCGGTTACTTGCAGGGGGTAGGAACAGGCTCCCTTGCGGGAAATCGGCCTGTTAGCGATGCGCCTGGGGGGAGGCGGCTTGTTACTCCAGCTCACTCAGCATGGAGTCGGTATCAACCTTGGAGGCCTTTTCCGCCTCAATCTTCTCGATGAAAGGCTTAACCTTCGGGTTGTTGCGCAGAGCAACCTTCTCAGCCTGGGTCTTGCCGCCAAGGAACTCCTTAATAGCTTCCATGGTCTTGCCGGTCATTTCGACCAAGGCACGGGCCAGGACGCTAGTCCCTGCCAAGCCGGAACCGCCTTCACGCTTGAGGCTCCACTCACCCTTGGTCAAACGGTCACACAGCTCCTCGACGGCCAGGACACAATCATCAATGTCAACCAGACCGGCGATTTCGTCACCGATTTTCTGTTCCGCGCCGTGGGCGGCAAAGCGGTTCATCAAAGCCGGGGGAACGATGAAGTTGACCACGCGGCCATTGCGGAACTCGAGCACCAAGTCGATATTCCCGTTGTCGTCAATGGAAGTGTTTTTGATCATCTTCTTCTTGCCAACGAACTCAACCGTGGTTCCGTTTTCCATCTGTACTATTTCACTCTCAGCCATTGTCGTGCTCCTTAAAGTTTCCGGTTTTATTTGGTGATTGGGGGAGGCACCGGAAACCTTCCTCATCACCGTTGGTTATATAGGAACATAGTCGATAGACTGGCAGGTGTCAACGATTATTTTTATTCCCCCACATGAACTTTGGAAGTTCAAATTTACTATGCACAGTTTCCTCGATATATAGACTAGAAAAAGCTTTACCAGGAAATGCTTGGGGTGTTTCGACTTCTTTTATAAATTTACCTGCCTCTATATAAAGGGTGTATATTATACCATGCTTTACGTAGGCCACCTTATGCCCTGTATATATCGCAAAGAGGAGTTGGGCGGGAATCTTCATAGAGCATCCCCCCTCAACCGTTGAATTTCAACCGCAAGCTTCCCCAAGCATTCATCACACAGCCATGTGCCTTGATGGAGGATGGAAGCTGGGTGTCCTCCGTGGTATTCGCACCGGCGGCCAAAGGCGGCATCAAACCCTTTCCGCGACTCCGGCGTGGATGCTTTGTGTGCATCATTCATCATGTTTACTTTTGCCACACTCAAATACCTCCGTAAGGTGAAGTTTATATCGGCTTCCGTGTTTTACCCCGTCAAGCCCGTGGAGTGTTACTCCTTTTCCGATCAGACTTATTCGATGGTAAAGTTCCCGGCAATGGACGCATCCTGGGCAAGATTCCCGGCGGAGAAGGCGGAAGCGGAAACGAGCTTGAAACCCCCGGTCAACTGGTTGCTGGCGAGCCTCGGCGCGAAAGTGCAGGCCTTTGCATATAGTCATTCTTTTGTCTCCCTTGCGGCGTTGAAAGCAACGGATTGATCTGCTTTTTCATATCCTGGGATAGGCTGTTTCCAGCAAATAGATTTAAACCAGTCTTCCACTGTGGCGTATTTATACTCACGCTTCGGCTTATCGTTTTCCGCGATTATTGCGAGTATATCTCTTTCCGTTACCGGGCCAGTTGGTGGGATGGAAAGAGGACTATTGCAAACTGGAACAGACTCAATATTATCAGGCAGCGGACAATATGACGGAATATGCCCAGGAGAACTTACAATCTCTATATCGGCCGCCCAACACCATTCTTTACTGCCAAAGAAACCCCTCCTAGAACATTGAACGCAACTTGTTATCTCGATAATCTTACCCATTATTTACCTCCGGTTATGATTGCCAGTGTCTAATTCCACATTCTCCGCAAGACACATAATACGGACGTTGCTTCCCATAATTTACACAGACAAAAGTTCTGTTAAATCTGCACCATATGATATTTTTCATGGCAAGTCGTCTCGCAATATTGAAAGATACTTACGATTGCTTATAAGCATGTCTAAAACATCCCGCCATTTGTCAAATGTTTCTGGGTCGAGACTTTCAGTGGCCATCTTGTTTAATTGTTCTACAACCTCAATTTCGTTCATCGCTGATCGTCCTCCGCTCCTGTGTCGTCGTGCTTGCGCCATACAGGGCAGTTTGGCCCCGGTATGTAATTCACATCCCAAGTAAGTTTTGGACAGACCCCATTGTACATTACTCGGATAAAACACTCTCCGCATATCGCCTTACCATCCTCCTCCGTGTATGCGGCAACCTGGATTGTCTTGGTTATGGTTTTCATATTACTCCCCTCTTTTCCCTTCCGGAAAAGGCGCTTTCAAGGTACAATTCCGTACTATCGCCATTCTATAACAGTAATCGGAAAAATATGATGTATTTATACTACACCAAACAGCCTCATTTTGAGCCTTAACCATTTCCTCTGTTGTGCAGGTATATGTTGCTAAGGGGTCAGGTTCTTGCTGTGACTTCTCACACGCTACCAACATCCCCAGACTTACTACCATCACTACTATCTTTAACCTTTTCAAGTTTCTTTACTTCCTTAAGTATCGCCGCCTGCATCCGGCGGCTACGGGCCTCGATGGATAGCATATGCGTAAGCGTCCGTTGCGCTATGCTTTTAAGATTAACCACTTTGTCATATTCCGCCTTGGTCTCGGCGGCAATCCCTGCAAACTGCTCCGCCAGTTGCCTCAACAATATCCTACATTCCTTCTTCGTCAAGCCCGCCCTCCTTTTCCCATTCCGCTTGTGCGCGAAGCTCATTTTGTGGTAAGATACATCCTGTATCAGCGTCGTATATTTCCGCCCCACAGCAATCTGACAGGAAAGAGAAAGATTCCTTATCGTAGTCAGCCTTGCCTGGGGTGTCACACATTGCGCAGGTATAAGCATCAACCATTGGAAAGCCTCCCGCATGTTCCTGTCGCGATTCTTTGCGCGGCAATGCCGTGGCAAGCTTCTGCATCACCGATTGCCGGAAACACCGCTCCGCAGGATTGACACCGCCATGTATCTTCCGCCCACTGCCATGCCATACACTCCGAGCCGAGGCAAGACTCAAAGTGCATTGAAAATGGACAATAGAGTTTCTGCGCATCTTTATCCGAAACTTTCATCTTAATCCTCCCTGGTAAAGTAAGGGTTTCCGGCGGCTACGGAGGACTCTGCAACCTCCCCGCCGAGTAGTTCTTTCAGCTTTCCTTCCGAACCCGCCACGTCGTCCTTAAAAAGCGTATGCTCCAAAGCCTGAAGCCCATGGGAAAGGGCTTGCCGGTAGATTATGAGCTTTTCCTCCCGTATGGTTATGGAATAACACTCCGCGATCTCGACCAAGGCTTGATCCAATGTCTTTTTCGCCTTAGCCCGCCGGATACAGGCATAAAGCCTCGCCCGGAGTGCCTTGGCCTCTGCGTGGGAGGGTAAAACCAAGGTATAATCATTAGTCTCCGCCGCTTTCCTCCAAGCATTAGCTAAAACTTCCCATTTGTTTCTGTTTTCTAGCATTTCAAGCTCTCCTGATGTTGTACCAGCAAGGAATAGTCCTTCGCCCATACCTTTGTATGGTAAAAGGCAAACCGGCTAAACCGTCGGCTGGCTGAGGTTATTGTGGCCTTGCGCCGCTCCTCAAGGCGAAATCCATACAAGACTACGGCAATCCATGATAAAGTTTGCATCCGCGCCTCCTGTTAAATTGTCCCGGCGGCTATACAGTAGCAAATCCCGCCGAATTATCCCACCATAATCCCGGTGAACATCCCTACCATACCCCATCCCCCCGTCCCTTACAACCTTTTTTACTAAAAAGTTTCCAGGATGTTATAATAAATTTCCGGGTATTTGCAAAGGTTTTTGCGTGATTTGCGCAGGTTTTATGGAGATTTAGCCTTTTTCGCGTATTTGGGGTTTTTACGTACCCGGCATCCCCCCACAAAAAATAATTCAGTGGAGTTATTTTTTTTTTTTTTTTTTTTTTAGAACTGAATACACTACTACACACCCCTAGACCCTTAAAGGAAATACAGGGGAGTTATAGGGGGCGGGGGGTGCCGGGGTGAGAGAAACGCGAAAAACGCGAAAAACGCGAAATTCCCATAAAACCTTCGGAACAGAGGGAAAAACCTTTGAATAACGGGTAAAATTTCGTGGAACGCGCTGGGATATTGGTGTAAATATGGCGTAAATGGGGCATGGGATTGTTAGAAATTGATTGCGGGGCCGTGGCGGGGTTTTGGCGGCGGGGAATATGGTTGTATGGGGGCGGGGGCGAACGGGGCAACACGGGCCGTTTCCGTGCGTTTTTCGGGGTATTGGGACAAACCCCGCGCCACCAAACCCCCCCCGCCGGAAACCGAACGCAAAAAAGCCCGTTGCCTATGGTAGCGCAACGGGCCTGGGATGGGCCTATGTCCGGCGGCGGTTAGTCGGCCAATTCATCCAGTAAATCATCGCTATCCACGCCAGAAACCCTTTCTGCGCGAATGGTGTCGATGATCGCCGCGATTTTCGGATTAGCCCGTAATGCGGCGTGTTCGGCCTTGGATTTACCGTCCAGAAATTCCCGAATATCCTCCGGGGTTTTCCTATCATACAACCGGCACAAGGCCCGGAACAACAACCCGCCGGAAACACCGCCAGCGGATTCGCGGTTTTTGTTCCATTCGCCGTTTAACAACCGTTGGTAGACTTCATACACGGCGTTGTATTTGTCATCAACAGTGGCTGACCGCCCGGTTTCGGGGTTTCGGGAAATTGCTGCCGCATCCACCAGTTTCTGTTTCAGCCCATGGGCCGCTGCCCTGGTATAGATATCCGTTTCCAATGCGCCGCCATCAATCGTGATCCGTTTCCCGTTGGCAAATTCCAGTGTGACGACATTCCCAACAATGTTACATGCTACGTCTTTCTTCGTGCTGGTTTCGTTCATTTTTGCGCCTCTTTCGTTTGGTGTTGCTAAATGGGGATGATTCCCCGGTTGGTTGTTAGTTAATTGCCTGCGCCCCTGCATACAACAACATAGCCAGTTCCCGTGCCATTGCCCTCTTCACGTCCACCGAATACCGGGGCCAAAACGGGGATTCCATCAATATCCGCACTGCGTCCCGTAGGTCGTTCATTGTATACATTGTGCGCCTCCCTATTTAATGATTAGCTAAACAACCTACCCTATATGCCTATTATAAACATTGAAGCCTAAATGTCAACAATTATTTTACCCCGGAATTACCCCACCATAATCCCCGTGTATTAATGAACGCGCGTAGCAATAACCATGCCAGCCCGCCAATGCAACTATCATGCCACCACGCTGGCACACCGATTGCATATAGCAATAACCATGCCAGCCGGTTGGCACGGATCATGCATCCCCGCTCCGTCGCTAGCAATTTCCGTGCCAGTAGCATTTAACTAATTACTTAACCAGCCCGACCGGGGGGGGTCAATCGGCAGGCCGGGGGGTCGTTTTCGGTGGGTTAACTGGGTAGCCACCACACGCACTTTCCACTTTTTCCTTACCCCCGCTGAGGTTGGCGAGCTTGGCCTCGAAAAATTCTAAAAAGTAAAGGAGGAAACTCCGCGGGATTACTTGGGGATAATTCCGGTGGATTTTGTACTCTTTAGCCGCCGGGCTTCGCCTTTCGCACTTGACACGGCGGCGGGCATGCTGTATGGTTGCGGTTAGGAGGAACTGAAAATGGCCTATGAGGTTAAGAAAATAAAATACACACACGAAGCCCTGGCGGATATGCTTCTAACCTGCCCGAATATGACGCAGAAAGAACTTGCGATTGTGTTTAACAAGAGTCCGGTTTGGGTTGGGTATGTTATTAACTCCGATGCGTTTCAGTATTATCTGGCAAAGCGGCGGGAAGAAATCGTTGATCCGGGGCTTATCCTTACCATCGAGGATAGGCTGAAAGGCTTGGTTGTTGCCTCGACAGATCTCTTGATGGAAAAGCTGGAAAGCGCCCCATCGGCGGATCTTGGGCTTCGTTGCCTGGAACTTGGGGCAAAAGCTCTCGGATATGGTGCGAGGCCGCAGGGGAATGTAGCGGTGCAGGCGAACTTTGTAGTAGCGATGCCGGATAAAGCAGTCTCTGCTGAGAAATGGGCCGCAGGATATACAGGCGGAGCTTTGGAGGCTGGTCCTGCCAATGACTAGTTCTTCCCCTACGATAGTATGGAAGCCACAAGAAGGCCCACAAACCGCACTCCTAGAATGCCCGGTTTTTGAGGTCTTTTACGGTGGAGCGCGTGGTGGAGGAAAGACGGAGTCCTCTATAGGGGACTGGCTCCAGCACTCATCCCTGTACGGCGAACACGCGGTCGGCATCTTTTTCCGGCGGAAACTCATCCAGCTCGCGGAGGTCATAGCCCGCACCAAGCAAGTCTTCCCTAAACTCGGGGCTAAGTATAATGAGCAGAAAAAAGAATGGTGTATGGCAAATGGAGCGCGACTTAAGTTCGCCTACCTGGAACGGGACTCCGACGCAGAAGAATATCAAGGCCATAACTATACCAGAGTCTATGTGGAGGAGGTTACAAACTTTCCCTCCCCAGGGCCAATCAACAAACTTCGAGCGACTCTGCGATCAGCTGCTGGCGTCCCTGTAGGGATGCGGTTGACAGGAAACCCTGGCGGTCCTGGACATAATTGGGTTAAAAAGCGGTATATTGACCCGAATCCTAAAGGATTTCAGATTGTAACGGAAGAATGTGAGATTGAAATTGAAGGCGTAAAATCCATTGTAAGCCTTGACTATGTCTTCATTCCTTCTAAGATCGGGGATAACACCCTTCTTATGAAGAATGACCCGACGTATATTTTACGTTTGCGGCAGTCTGGTTCTGAGGCACTTGTCAGGGCCTGGCTTGAAGGTGATTGGAGTATCATAGATGGAGCGTTTTTCGATGAATGGTCTGAAAAACATGTATTGGAGACTCAAGCTTGGATTAACCGCATACCCCGCACGGCTCTTAGATTTCGGGCTATGGACTGGGGGTCGGCCAAACCGTTCTCGGTGGGATGGTATGCAGTTTCCGACGGGACTTGGGGATTGCCGCATGGCGCTTTGCTAAAGTATCGCGAATGGTATGGGGCTACAGGACCGAACAAGGGCCTTAAAATGACGGCGGATATGGTGGCGAAGGGAATCTTTGAGCGGGAGCAAGGAGAAACTATTGCTTATGGTGTAGCCGACCCCGCAATCTTTATTCGTGACGGCGGGCCAAGCATCGGGGAGACAATGGCTGTGCATCGGTGCTCGTGGCGGAGGGCGGATAATAAACGGAAAGCCGGCGCGGAACTCGTGCGGCAAAGGTTATCCGGGGTTGATGGAATCCCTATGCTTTATTTCCTCGATTGTTGTGAAGATACTATTCGCACTATCCCTGTACTCCAGCACGCTGAAAACGATGCTGAAGATGTTGATACGGAAGCGGAAGATCATGCTTACGACGAAACCCGCTATGCAGTCATGTCCCGCCCTTGGGTGAAGAAAAACAACGGACTGCCGCATTTCCCCTTGCCTAAAAACCCAAATCAATATACGTTTAATCAGCTGCTGGAAAAGCAGAGAAAATTAAGACTCGCGAGGGCTGAATTGTGATTAAAAAGCGCAAAAAGAGTGAGAAGGAAGAGGCCAAAGTTGATGGCCGTTCTGTTGCTTATTGGTGTAAGGAAATTGAGGATGCGCGCAAAAGGGAGAAATCCTTTCGGAAACTTGCGCGGAAGGCGGTGCGTATATACGAAACCGATGAGTCGGAAACACTTCCTTTTAACATCCTGCACGCAAATACGGAAACACTTAAATCTGCGCTTTACAATTCCATCCCAAAACCGCTTGCTGGCCGCCGGTTTAAGGATGCAGATCCGCTGAGTAAAATCGCAAGTCAATTCATCACCCGCTATCTGGAATTTTTCATTGACTCCAACGATCGGGATTATTCCAATTTCGACGATATGGTCGCTACTGCGGTTTTGGAAGGGCTTGTCCCTGGCCGCGGGGTAACACGGTTTAAGTATGACGCCGCTATTACAAAGGAAGTGGAAGAGACGGAGGAAGCTGACGGCGAAGAAGCAGAACCGGCGGCAATTCAAACTGTAACCTATGAAAATGTTTGTGGGGAAGAAGTTTCTTGGGATCGCTTCATGCACGGTTATGCCAAGCGTTGGTCTGATGTTCCTTGGGTCGCATTTGAGCACTTTATGTCAAAGGAAGAAACGGAAAAGAACTTTGACTTGAAGGCGCTTGGACTGACCGAAATCCCAATGTCTATTACTGAAGAGTCTTCCACGTCAGCTTCAGAGGAAAAAGAAACCAATCCGCCGAAAGACCTTGGCAAGGCTTCTCTGGCACATATTTATGAAATCTGGGATAAAGAGGAAAAGAAGGTAATCTTTGTCTGCCCGGATATCAAGGATTTTGTGCTGAAAAGCGTCGATGATCCGTTGAAACTTAGCGGATTTTTCCCAACGCCTAAGCCCTTGTCCTTTGGGAAAAAAGTATCTTCCATGGTTCCGGTGCCTTTGTATGCGTATTATCAGGAACAGGCGCTGGAACTTAACCGTATCACCATCAGGATAAACAATATTGTCAAGGCCCTTAAGGTTCGCGGGTTTTATGACTCTACGTTGGAGGGGATGGAAAAGGTTCTTACTGCTGGGGATAATGAACTTATCCCGGTCGAGAACGCGGCGGCCATGCAGCAAGGACAAACGCTTGAAAAGTCCATCTGGCTTATGCCTATTGAACGGCTGATCAATGTACTTCAACAGTTGTACATCCAACGGACGCAGGTTAAAGAAATTATATATGAAATAACTGCCATCGCGGATATCATGCGCGGGGCGAGTCAGGCTTCGGAAACCCTTGGAGCCCAGGAGATTAAAGCTCAGTGGGGCAGTCTCCGGCTAAAGTCCATGCAGAAAGAAGTTGCACGTTATGTGCGGGATTGCCTGCGGATTGTCACGGAAATTGCGTTTGGGAATCTATCGGCGGAAACACTTATGGAAACTACGAATATGAAGTTTCCGACGGAGGCCGAAAAGGCACAGGCAAAGATGTTGATGCAACAGCTCGCACAACAGCAGATTTCATCCATGCCTGGGCAGGCCCCAGCACCTCCGCCGCAAATTCCGCCGGAAATTCAAGCTGTCTTAGCCGCACCTTCTGTTGAAACCTTAATGGAATTACTTAAGGATAACATACACAGTCGGTATAAGATTGACATTGAAACGGACTCTACCATTGCCCTGGAGAATGCAGGGGAAAAGCAGGACATGGCGGAGGCACTTAATGCTATAAGTCAATTCCTTAACGGCTCCATGCCGATGGTTAAGGAAGGTATCATGCCGTTTGAAGCGGTTAAAGCAATGCTGCTTACCGTGGCCCGGAGGTTTAAGTTCGGTACGGAAATTGAAGATGAACTTGGGAAAATGACACCTCCGGCGTCTCCGAAACCGGAAGAGAAGCCGGCAGGGCCGGACCCCCGTGTCGAATTACAAAAACTTGAAATGACGCAAAAAGCTGAGGCTGAGGCTACTATCTTCAAGGCTAAGCAGGATGAAAAAGCCTTGGCCGCGGAACTTGCCATGAAAGAGCGGATTCAACAGGCGCAAATCTTGGCGGAGGCTAAGGATAAACAAGCCCAAAGGCAGCTTGAGCGGTACAAAATCGACCAGGATAACTTGGTAAAAGTTAAACTTGCGGAAATTTCTACGGGGGCTGCTTTAGTTCAAGGAGGGGTGCAAGATGCCGCTGTATGAATATTACTGTAAACGGTGCGATAGGGTTATAGATGTTGTTGTACGGCTTAGCGAACTTGATTTGCCCCAACAGTGTCGACTGTGTTCGAAAGAAATGACACGGCAAATGTCTGCCCCCCATATCCAAATGGATTATCCTGGGTATGTTTGCCCTGTAAGTGGGAAGTATGTGGAAGGGCGTAGAGCGCATAAAGAGAATCTGGAAAAGCATGGGTGTAGGGTACTGGAGCCCGGGGAAAAAGAGCACAAAGAACGGCTTCGGGCTGAAGCTGATAAGGAACTTGATCGGCGGATTGAAAAGACAGTGGGCGAAACCATCCACGCAATGCCGCCGGAAAAGCAACGTAAATTGACTACGGAGTTGGAGCATGGGGCTTCCGCCGCTGTGGTACGACAGTAAGGAGAAACGGAAATGGCAGAGGAAATTGAGGATATAAATGCAGGTGGAGAAGAAACTGGTATTGATATGGAAGCGGCGATAGCTTCTATTGCTGACGGTTTGGGGTTTGCGGAGGAAGGGGAGGGGGAAGTGACTTCCACGGAAGCTACTGTAACGGAACCGGCGGTTCAACAGGAAGAAACCACTCCTACGGAGCCGATTTCGCCTGAAGAGCCTGCCACTGCTACCGAAGCCGATCCTGCCCCCAAAACCTGGCGCCCGGAAGCGGCCAAAGTCTGGTCTACCTTGCCGCCGGAAGCCAAGGCGGAAATCCTCAAGCGCGAAGAGGATATGTTTAAGGGGCTGGAAGGCTATAAAGCCGATGCTACTATCGGTAAGGCAATGAAAGAAATCATAACACCTTTCATGCCAGCACTTCAGCAACACGGGATCGACCCCGCCAAGCATATCCATAGCCTGCTCAACGCCCATCAGGTGCTGTCCCTTGCGGGGCCAGAACAGAAACTGGCAGTATTCCAACGGTTGGCTCAGGAATATGGCGTTCCCATGGAAGGTATCAGTGGAGATACCCCTTACATCGACCCTCAAATTCAAGCTCTCAACAAAACGATTGACGATTTACGAAGTCGTCTTGATAGTACAGACAAGATTACCGCCGACGCAACGCGGGAGAAGCTCAGGCAAGAGATTGACACTTTTGCCAGTGACCCCAAAAATGCGTATTTTGATGAGGTAGCAAGTGACATTGCACATCTTCTTCAAACCAAGGTGGTATCTACGCTCCAGGAAGCTTATGAAAAAGCTATCTGGATGAACCCGGTCGTAAGGGAAAAAGAGGTTGCCCGCTTGGCGGCGGAAAAAGCTAACCTTGACAAAGCCGAAGCGACCAAAAAAGCAGAAGCGGCGAAAAAAGCAACAGCCGCGAACGTCAAAACCACACCGAAACAAGGGCGCGGAACGGCTCCTTTAGGAAGTATGGACGACACTCTTAAAGAGACTTTGGCTGCGATAAAGTCAAAGTAAATCCAAAAACCTTAAGTAGGAGAACGAAAAATGGCATCCCCGAATAGTGTTTTTACGGAGCTGGTCACTACCACCTTCCGTAAGCATCGGAAAGAGATCAACGACAACCTGTCCAAGAACAACGCGTTGAATGCGCGCTTGGAAGAAAAGGGTAATACCAGAACCGAAGACGGTGGGCTTTCTATTGTAGAGCCGCTGGACTATGCGGCCAATGGTACTTATCAGCGGTACAGTGGCTATGATACCTTGAACATCGGCGCATCGGATGTGATCAGTGCGGCTGAGTACGCTTGGCGACAGATTGCCATTAACGTGGTGGCCTCCGGCTTGGAGCTCCGCACCAATTCCGGCGACAGCAAGATCATCAACCTGGCTAAGGCCCGCATGAAGAATGCGATTCGGACTTTCAAGAATAACTTCAGTTCCGACCTGTACAGTGACGGTACCCTGGCCAACCAGATTAACGGCCTTCAGGCCCTCGTATCCGATGCCGGAACCGGCACTGTCGGCGGGATCGATTCTTCCACCTGGACTTTTTGGAAAAGCGGCCTGCAGTCGGCGGCGGCTCCTATCCAGGGGGGTGGCGCAATTACCCCGTCGAAGACCACCATTGAATCCTTAATGCTTCCCTTGTGGATGCAGTTGTCGCGTGGCGACGAGCACCCGGATTTGATCGTGGC